TACCATTTGCAATTGTTGCAACAAGAACTTCACCAAAATTACTTAATGACCAAAGTCCTGGTTCAAGAGTTACGGTAGATGCCTGTACCGCACTACCAAAACCTGCAAACAATGTTGCGTTTTGAACTAAAGTTCCATCAGAGTGAGCTTGTCCATTTGATGTACCAGCAGTTGCTGTTCCATTTGTACCTCTAGTAATACCTAAAAATTGTGTAGAGTTTTTTGATGTATATGTAATTAATTCATTCTCTATTAAAATTGTGCCTGCAGCATCAAACCCAGTGGTTGAGTCTACTGTAACCGCTGTCCCCGATCCGCCAGTACCAGCAGTATCCGCGTTCAACGCTCCGTCTAAATTTGTTTGTGCAACACCAGTGACTGTTCCACCATAGTTTCCAATACCAAAACCATAACCATAAGATTGTGCAGCTGGACCAACGGGTTCATAAGGTTTTAAAGTTATACTACCACCAGCAGATACTGTGCCAGTTGCAGCTGACCCCATTGTAATTGTAAAAGTTGTTGGACTTGGAACACTAATAACTTGAAAGTTTTTATCTTCAAAGTCTGATGTTGAGAATCCTGTACCGCTTGGTAAAGTAACACTATCAAATAAAACTATATCACCTACGTTTATATTATGTGCAGCTGAAGTTGTTATCGTAACTGTTGTCGTAGAGTTTGTCGAAAGTGTTGCACCAGTGATATCAGCTTTCAAAGGTGTAACATCAAAAAGTTGTCCTTCAAAATATACAAGTAAAAATTTATCTGTGCCGA